ATTTCGTATAGTTCTTGCTTCCTCTGTTGGCGTGTTTGTCCTCCAATCCTTGAGGGGAAGCCTTCTCCTCGTAGCCAATTTCCCCCCGGGCAACGTCTAAAAGCTCCTGTGCTGTGCAAGTATCGTCTCCATAGACAGGCCTTGCGAATCCGTTCACCCAGTTTCTACCGCCTACAGAAAAGCCATTATAGGTCTTTCGTCTGCACTCTCCGCCGTTTCTGTCTCCATGAGTGCCGGAGGTGTTGCCCTCAATGGTAGTGATCTTGTTTCCTTCTACACTCTCCACAATCCCAACATGGGCAATTCTTCCCATTGCCGGGCTGAAGAAAAAGACTACATCCCCAGCTTTTGGCGTTGTATGCCATCTTGCGGCCTTCTTGAATTGTCCGGCTCCGCTAGGCGTATATTTGAAATAGTCGCCACACAATGCCTTTTGTCCTCTCTGATACGGATTCATATATTCCCCTTTCATAATCAAAAAGGGGCAATACATTGCTGTACTGCCCCAAGTCTGCCCTACAGCTCTACGCCGGGTCCATGTTCCTTATCCTCTTCTCCTACGCCTCTGCCATAGCCGACAGGGTGCGGGGAATTGTCCGCTTTGCTGTCCTTTACCGGGACTTCCTGTTTCTTGGCATCTTCGTCAATGCCTTCGTACCTTTCAAACGGCTTGTTCTTACTCATACGCTTTCCTCCTGTTATATAAGTTATTGTGTAAGCTGCTTGCCGACTTGGTTAACTCCGGTAGAGGCAAGGCCGCTTACAATTCCAATAGCTACCGCATTTAAAATATCCTTTGCCGGGAAGTCCGGCATAGTCAGCATTCCCACCACGCCAAGCACAGCGCCGGAGAATCCGCAGATTACAGGAATGAATTTATTATTCAAACCCTCTACTGCCTTGCACCCCGCTCCGATGAGGTACACGATCACTGTAATTGCTACCACTGTTCCAATCCCAAAATCCATTTTTCTCTCCTCTCTTTTAATAACTAAAGTCACTCTTTTTCGACCGCTCGTCATACGCATCAGTAATAAGTTTTGTTGCACTCACGGTATTGTGGTTTTTAAAGTCCAGATGATTTCGGCAATACCTGTCATAGGTGTCAATATCTGCAAAAATCTGAACGAAACTTTCTCTACTGTGAGCCTGTTTCCCGATAATCTCATCACTAAAGCGTAATATCCTAACCTTTGCGGCTATGGCTCGTGTCTCCTCGACTGATTCAGCAACTGCTTCAATCTTGTCGCTTAACACTTCAACCCGATCCATTAAGACTTTCTGAGATTCCGCAAATTCCTTTGTCAATATCTTCCCGATAAAGGTAAGGATTGCAGTCCACGGCTTCTTGTCTTTCGGAGCAAACTTTTCCACCACCGTGATAATCCCAAGGGAAAGCCACCCCAAAGACTGGATAATCACTCCGAAATCCACCAAGCTAAAAAATGCATTAAAATCCAACATCCATATCCTCTCCTCCTTCCTGTATTTCTACCGCCATAATACAAACCATTATTTTTTGATACCCTAGCAATAAAAAAGAAAAGGACAAGTTTCCTTGTCCTCTCCTCCTTACTTTTTCGCCCATTGCTTTAGGTCTTTTTCTGTGTATAGCTGTTTTCCCTCGTAGGTAATTCGTAGAATCTTTCTAAGGATTGCATCGGATTCCGCCGGATTCCCAATGGCCGCTTGATAAGCTTCTTTGTATCTGCCGGTTACCGCGCTCTTGATACTGCTTCGGATTTTGTCATCAGATACACCGTCAGCCTTCTTGTAATCGACATAAGCCTTTAGGCTATCCTTATATCCTTCAGATTGTTCAAAAAGCTGTTCCGCTAAATCCTCCTTTTTAATCGGACTTTGCTTTTTATATGCATTCCCCAGCACTTCATCAATTATAGCTTCGCTAAAGCCTTGGCTAAGCAATGCTTCCCTATCCTCTGAATAGTCTTGGCCGCTTGCTTTCTTTTCAGCCATTACCTGGATCGTATCATTGCCTTTTAGCTGTTTCTTCATAGCTTCTTCGATTACATCATCGCCCAGCTTTGCCTTTAAATCCGCCATAATCTTATCGCCTAGTGCCTTGTCTCCTCTGGTGTATGCCTTTAGTGCGGAGGACAGGAAACGCTTTACATTGAAATAATCGCCCTTGCTGTTCTTTCCTTCCATGTTGTAGACAAGCTTGTCTCTTTCATACTGAAGATTTACATCATCCAGCACATCATAGATAAGCGTATCGTACAGCGCTCCAATATCCCTCAAAGTGTTACTCATTGGGATGCCCGCAATATCAAGCATATTTGAAGCCTTGTATAGATTCCCCGCTACCCCAAGCTTAGAATCTTCGTTCATAGCCTCGGATAAGCTCTTAACTGCCTTAACCGCATCAGCGATAGGCTTTGTAGTAAGGTCATTGGATCCGTTATTCCACTTCCCGGAAAAACCATTCATCGCGATTTCTGCAAGGTCTTTCGCAAAAGGAATGTAGCCTATAGGGTTGATATTGTCCTTAAAGCCTCCCACAAAAGCATCCAGCCAGCGTTCTCCGTATTTCTTTTCCTTGTCCTTATCCCTCATTGCGGATAGTACAGAAGCAGCGGCGGCAGCAAGCGCGGCATTTAGCACATACGCAGACATAACCCCAAGTAGTTCCCCGGCGTTACCCTTTCCCTTCTTGTAATCAGAGTAAGCACGATAAACCATGTTATAGGTTTTAGAAGGCTCAGACATGAAGGACGTAGTCAACTTTACCAATCCGCTTTTATTCTTCATGGCATCCGTTCTAGTCAGCACGGAATCCACCACTTGCGTTTTGTCTATAATATCGTTGAATATATCTGCCGCCGCCTTGTAATACTCTTCCGTGCCTTTCTTTAGGTCGGTAGTAGCTTCGACCTTCTTTTCTGCCGCATACCATAACCGCTTCCATGCGAACTCGTCTCCTTTTTCCAGAAGAAATCCGGCTTTATTCGCTATATCCTCTCGAATAGTAGCTTCCCCGGTCATCTGCTGTCTAAGGCCTTTTCCCATATTGATATCAAAGGATCCACTCATAGACTTCCAAAGGGCAATAGGAGCATACTTCTTTGCAAGCTCCCATTCCTTATTTGCTTCAGTAATGGGAAGACTAAGACCTTTTGCAAGATATATTGGCTCTATGGCCGCAATCGCTCTTGCATAGGCAGTCGGCTGTTGGATAGCAACTCTTAGATTGCCAAGAACTTTCGCGCCCTTATACAAGCTGGAAAATCCTTGTGAGAATTTGTCTGCGTTATCCGTATCGCCGCGGCTTCCGTTTAGGTCTCTAAGCAGATTCATGTAGTAATTTGTTCCGCCATTACCCATTACTCTGGAAAGTTCCCTATGAACGGAATTGCCCGTCTCGTCCTTCATGTTATAGAACTTCTGCATATCAGTAATCGCGGGGAAAAATGCGCCATAGGAAGTCATTTCGTCCACGTGCTTCATCATCACTTCAAAAATATCATCTACGATCAGCGGATTGTAGGCTTCTTTCTGGAGGGATTTCGTCATTCCCTTATTCTTCAGCGTAGACATATTCCTTTCAAGGTCACTATTTTTCATATCAATAGTATCTTTATCCACCTTGATGGGGAAATAATTCTTTTCCGTGAACTTGTCATAGCCGTATACCGCATTGCTGGCTTCATTTCCGAACTTCGCCACTTCAACGGACAGGATTTTTCCAATGCTATCCGCAAAGGCTTTTTCGTTATCTGTCAAATGCTCATCCACAAGGGAGTTTACTTCCGCTTCAGTCAGCTTATAAACATTCTCATCTCTGGCATACCTTCCGATTTCCTTCCTGTCTCCAATCTTAAAGCCGCCAAGCTTCTCCTCGATATGCTTTGCTCCTGTCTCTGCATCTGTCTTTTCTCCGTACATATGCATTCTTGCCTGGTCTCTTAGGTTGTAAAGATACATAGACATAAGCTGGGCTTTCGTCATGGTGGCTTCTGCCTTTGCATTGCCCCTTACAGTATGGGCGGTAAAGGTAAATGTATCGTTGGAAAGCTTAGTTATATCCTTTGTCTTGATATGGTTTTCTTTCATGGCTTCCTTGAAGCGGTTCTCTACTTGATTCAAGGCTACAGTCTTTTTATCTCGTGCCGCTCTAAGGAGTTTGTAGACCTTCTTTCCGCCGTCTCCCATCTCATGGAAAAAGCTATAGGCATCCAGCATATTGTAATTTATAAATTCATGCACAGTACCGGGTATTCCGCGCCATGCATCCCCTGTTTTCTGGCTTGCAAATTCATTAATAACCTCATTAGCTACTTCGGAAACCTTTGCATTAAGGGTATCGGAAATAAACTTGTTTTGGCTTTCCACAATCTTCTTCAGTCCTCGCAAGCTGTTTCTCAAAGTCTGAAGCTGTTCGGTAGACAGGCGGTTCATATTGCCGTCAATCCCTTTGACTGCCTCTTGCACTTCATTAAGGCTTGCCCGCAAGTCTGGATCAATATCAAGATACATTCCCTTGCCATCTTCTTCGGTAAAGACTCCGCCGTTTTCCTCTGCCTCAGTCAGTCGCTTATTCAATGTTTCAAGGTTCTTTGCGAACTCGTTCGCAGTCATGCTGATTTTAGGAATCTTCCCGTCATAGGTATTGACAGAGGAAAAATCTACAGAGGAAAGCACCGGCACAAGGTCTTTCAAAAGTACCTTGGGCACGTGCAGATTATCCGTAGGATTTACGGCCATATTCATTAAAGCCTTAGAATCCCTTACAATTTCCCTCTTGTAAATCTGTCTATGGCGCTGTTCGTCCTGTTTCTCCCTGTACGCTTGGTGCAGTTCCCTTCTGGCTTGGTACTCAAGTCCTGTTTTCTTCAGAATCCTAGCTTCCTCCCGGATAAAGGTATCGTAATCAATAAGACTATCCTTGTAGTCCGCTCTTAATGCCTTGATTCTGGCAACGCTCTTTTCGTCCTTCTTCTCTGCCTTGGCAATGTACTTTTCAATCTTAGCCTCGTACTTCTCTCTGTACTCCTGCTCAAGGCTTGCCCTTGCATCTTCCTTCAGCTTCTTATAACTCTTCTTGTACTTGTTGTTTAAACTCTCCTCTCCTACCTCGAAATAGGCATTAAAAATCTCGTCCGCCAGTCTATCCACGGCATGATTATATTCCTCTCCGGGGAAATGCTCATAGTCCTTAGGGCGCAACTGCTCGAATCCGTCCAGAATCTCTAAAGCAACATCTGCATCGTTGCTGGTGAAGTCATGTTCCGGGAACTGATTGGGGAACTCGCGCTGCAGCTCTCTGTAAATATCATAGATATTGTTCTGATGGTCTGCATTTGCTTTCCGAATATCCACCTTGCCAAAATATTTCTTTCGTAACGCGCCGAATCCGTCCGGGAAAATATCTTCGATATACTCTTCCGGAATATACAGCGGCCGCTTATCAAAGAATCCCTTGAATGCCTTGTACTCCCTTACTTCGTCCTCGTCTTGATACTGGGCATTGTCGATAACTTCCCTAGCGATAGAACGGCTTACCCTTGTTACCTCTCCGCCGTCAATGTTTTTGCTTTCCTTTAGGTACTGATACAGGCCTGTCAACTGCTCCACTAAGTCGCTTTTTTTGAAGGAAGATTTGAACTCGTCCAGCATTCTATCCGCTGTCTTTCTCACATCAGATTGAGAAGGAACATGGGATTTCTCTGCGTTCAATACTTCGCTTAGATAGTTGTTCGCTTTCTTCAGTTCGCTGTTTTCCTCCTCCAGCTCATGATAATATTCCTCTGATATATCGAGCTGGCTCAATACCTTCCCTAAATTCGCACTATTCCTTGTTTTTTTTCCGCTTTTTTGAATGATATTATTGACATCGTTTTTAAATAGTGCTAGATTACCATCAATAACAGAGGTTGCGGGTAGGACCAGGCTACGAGTAGCTGGGGTAGCGCCTCTGTTGTTTTTTGTTTTTACTGTATATGTTTTATTTCTTTCACTCGGTTCGATATAGAGCAAATTATTTAATTTGCTATCTAAGTAATTTGCAAAATTCATTTTTGCAAAAACAGTTTTTATTCTATTTGAAGTGACTTGTATTGTCGCATATTTAAAACGATGTGACGGGCGCACTGAAATAATCGCACGGTCTCCATTTTTATCGTACTCGTTTGTTACTACCACAAAGCTACAATCATGATGTTTATCATCATCTCTTATGATAAACGCCGGATCAGACATTGCCGCCGTCCATCTGATTATATCTTCTGCCTTCATTTTGTGCGGATGTTTGTCTCTCAGCTGCTTATTAGTAAGATTTAGTTTTTTCTTAATTTCTCCTAGTGTTTGCGCTTGTGTTGTAACAACATGTTCTGTCGTCATTAACATAGGCAATTCATCAATTCCCAAAATCTTAGATATTGTTCTAGGAGTCTTTTTTATATAGACATGGTCATCTGAATGTTTTCCAGTTTGATATATACTCGTTAATAACTGTTCCTGATCTTGCTTCTTTCCGTCTTCGATAATTTTCTGCAACTGAACTTGAGATAGCTCCGCTTCGCTATCTTCCGCCTGATTAACAGGCTCATATTTCTGCATATTCTGAGTAGCTTCCTCGATACCGTAAGACCATAGTTCCCTAGCCTCTTCGTATCTCTTTAAGTCTTCCTGTAAAGCAAGGCTTGCCCTTCTGTCTCCTGTATGGGAAATAAGTTCCTTGTAGGCATCAATGACGGACTTTATCCAATCCAGAATCTTTTCCGCAAATCCCTTTGTTTCCTTGTCTTTCGTAATCTCTTCGATAAACTTTTCATCATTCAAGAAATGAGTGGTAGCATCTGCTACAATCTCATCAACGATTTCTTCCTCTGTCATGTTCTGGCCGTAGCTGTTTCTATAGGCTTCCTTCAGCGTATCAAAATCCGTGCCGGAAGAACGCACTAGGCTTTCTACTACATGGCCGCGGAACATGGGATAGGCAATCTCGTTATAGTCCTTCAGCCAGTGTGTCATTTCATGGGACACCGTGCCAAGGATATTATCACTCTGTAGGTCGATTGTGATAATGCCCTTTCCCTTTTCATAGGATCCATTAGCACCATCTGCATACTTGGAATCCGTGATACGGAAAAGAAGCCCTGTATTCTTCCCCAAGGCATTAAGTACAGTGATTAAATTCTTAGGAGCATGAGGAACGGAATCCATTACGCCGCCTTCCCTCTTTTCTACTCGCTCCTTAAAGTTCTGGTTCCAATTCTTTTCTGTCGCCATTAAATCTCTAAATCCGGCTTTGTAAATCTCCTTTCTTTGCGCCTCACTAAGTAGCGCCATTCTTGCCGTCTTTACGGCTCCTGTCTGCAAATCTTCGTGACCTGTCTTGTAGTTATACCGTGCAATGTTGTAGATATCATTGTACGCCTTAATGTAAGTCGGAAGGTCTAAGCTGCCGTCATAGTTTTTCATAAAGGCTTGCTTTCCCTCTGTATCGTAATTCCCGGAAAACTCATGCAAAGCATTTTGCTCCATGGCTTTCCGTGTGGCATCTATCTGCTGGATCCTGTTGTTTAACTCCGGCGCTACCGCATTGCTTCCCTCTTCCCGGATAGAATCTTCCGTCTGATTGTTAGAAAGAACATTGTAAGGCGCATTATTCCCTTCCTCAGACTGCACAGGCTCGCCGCTATGGCTTGTTTCTGCTTCAAGGGTAGAATTGTCCGCCTCTGCCTTTTTGGAAGCCTCTATGGCGGCGTTATCAATGGCATTGCCTAAATATCCCCTATCCATCAAGCTTACTTTCTGCCCCTTGGCTTCCTTCTCCGCAAGCCTTGTAGCTACCTCATGGATGGCTTTTCCCTCTTCGGTGGAGGTGTCGGCACTATCAGCAATATCTTGATAGGTTCCATTAAA